CCAATGATAAGTGCTGCAGCGAAAATATAACCCACAATAAACTCAGGAATAGAATGATTGCCAAGGAATTCATGATTTTCCAGTAAAAAATTAATCATCTATTATTTTTACGATACTGAATATTATCTTTAATTGTGTTATAATCAGAAGCACTTCCAGATAATGCTGTATCATCAACATTCATAACTTCATCAAATCCACTCTTTTCAATAATTTTTGTTTTAATATCTAATTGTTTTTTTTCTTTTTGAATTCTTCTGAGAAACGCATAATGTATAATTTGCGTAAAGTAAGCAAAAGGATTTTTGGATTTCTCAGGATCAAAGTTATGTATGTACTGAACGCAATTTTCGATTCCATCTGATATCATGTCCTCCCTAAACATGTAATTGACAAAGTTTGGTTTATATGAAAGGTGAGTTGCAATCTTTAGAAAGCACTCTCCAAGATAATTTGGTATGGGTGGTTTACCCTCCCATGGCCCAGACTTAGGAGGTTCTTTATCAGGATATTTTTTAATAAATTTTTCTTTTGCAACAGAAACCTTTGCCCTATAAACAATCATGGCTTCTAATAGTTCTTTATTATTTACATAATGTTCGGACTTTTTTCTTGGCATGACATTTTAGTTTCCGTATCTAAACTGTTTTTATTATAACACAAAAGGATAAGCTTGACAAGGTGGTTAAATTTTAGTACAATAACCTTTGTAGAGGTTCAGAGAAATACTAGCTCTCTTTAGATTTTGGCTTAAACTTAAATATTTCTTCAAGTTTTTTACGAGCATCTTCTACTGAAGATACATATCCCATTTTAGAATTAGGTTTTACTTTACCATCAATTGGTGGTATTTTAATTTGCTCATCACTTGTTTTAATAAAATTATCATATACTGATATTAATTTTTTATTTGTGGTTTCAGACATTGTAATAACTTTATCAAGTTTTATAATATGCATATCTTCATCATTTAAATCCATCCATGGTTTTACTTTTATATAATGGCCAACTCCATTTTGATACATTTGCATAGTTACTGGATTTTGTAAAATTAAAATAACTTCATCATTATTATCGTCTGCCATGACAACAGACATGATCTCCTCACCAGATACTAATTTAATTATTGCGTAAAATTCTTCTCCCATCATTTTTTAAGTGGTATGTTTACTATATCATAATCAAAATTTTCTTCATTATAAACTTTAATTCTTTCTATTAAATGGTTTAAAGTGTAATTCCTCCTTGATTTGTAACTAATGTCATCAGCAATATCATATAGAGTTGCTCTATTTTTTTGATCTCCTTTTCTTAAGACTCTTCCAATTGATTGTAAATTTCTAATTCTAGACTTAGACGGAGAAGCAAAAATGACGTTGTGAAGGTTTTTAATATTAATACCTGTGGAGAAAGTTCCATATGAAGCTATAATAATTGCATTTTTTTCTTGTTCAGTAATTTCACGAACCTGTTCCCTTTCTTCAGTATCTATTCCACCATGTATAAAAAATACACGACGATTTTCAATAATGTTATTATTATTTATTAATTCATATAAAGGTTCACCATGTCCCTCTACTCTAGCATATAATATAAGTGTATTGCCCTTTAAATCTAAAGCAAGATTTTTAATAAAATTATTTCTACGATCATGACCAATAATATATTGAATTTCATCTTCAAAAGTTTCAAATTTATTTGGTGGATGTTTTAACAGAAGCACATTAATATCCAATGTAGCTAAATGACCCTTCTTCATAAGTTCATCTGTTTTGATAATTTTATAAGACGGACCAAATAAACCTTCTAATACCCACTTGTGTGTCTGTGTTCCATCAAGAGTTCCTGTAAATCCATAACGATACTTAGCATCTGATAATTTAGTCATTATAGATACAAGTGATTTTGATTTAAATTGGTGAGCCTCATCCCCAACTACAACAGAAAATCTTTCAAAATACTTTCTGGGTAGTTTGTAGATTGATTGCCAAGTAGTGATAATAACTTGAGAATCTGTCTCTCTTTCTTTACCTGCGTATATCTTGTGGCAAAATGAACCAACATCCCATCCATAATCTGCAAAGTCTTTATACATTTGCTCTACTAGCGAAGTCGTCGGAACAACTATCAGAGTATTTTTATGTTTTTCAACAAAATATCTCACAATCGAATATATCATTAATGACTTTCCAGAGGCAGTTGGAGATATCAATAACTTTCTATTATGTCTTAGAGCGTCGTATACTCCATCTATTTGATAATCTCTAGGTTTATGTCTAGAAATAGCAGTCATATAATCTTTTACACCTTCATTTGAAATCATTTCATTGACTTCAAATGGTAATCCATAATGTTTATTATCTACAAACTCGTAAGTATATTCATGATCTTTACAAAATTGAATTATTCTATCTAACAGTCCAACATAAATTTCTTTTTTTTGAATATTAAATAAACGAATTTTTCCATCCCAATATTTATTTTTATATGCTGGAGAAAAAGTGGCACCAGGAACCTCAAAAGTAAATTGATCTGCTAACTCATAGTATACATGCACATCAGCTTCTACATGAAGATAAACTTCATTTTTCTTTGATATGACCAAATGTGACATAAAATAATCTTCATCTGAAAATATTTAGCACCCTTTGTCAAGTTATATTACATACCTGCCTGAAATCTATTCCATTCAATTGCGTTTTTAATTTGAAATGTTCTATTAGAAATGTTTTTAATTATTTCTTCGAGAAATTTTAATGTGGCATCATAGTATCTTATTTTAAGATCAATCTTAGTTAACCTTTCATCGGCATCTAGGTGCCTCTGTATAGCATCCTTTTCTCTAACCTTATACGGAAATGGTTCTTCAGCATACACCTCTGCTGTTGCCTTTCCTGTGTAATAATTATATCTTTCTAATTTTATTTTATTGTATTGATCTTTTGCTTTTTCACGCAAAAGAGTAATAGTATTATAAACTGTATAATACTTTGAGTGTAATTGAGGAATTTTTAGTGATTCATCATGTAGGTTATCAGGATCTATAACAGAGTCATTCTGCCACATATCCTGAATTTGTTCAAGATTCATAAAGGAGTTCTACCGTCAGCTGCTACTATATTATACACAGTATACTTGAAAACTACCTCTGCTGTAAAGTAGTTGATATCCATATCTGTTGCTTCAAATTCTAATGAACTTAAAGATGTTGGAAACATATCATTAAATTTTACAATAGCAACATCTCTATAATTACTATTTAATATATGAAGACTACCATCACTAAATGCTTCTTTACCATCTCTTATGGTATCACTATCTGTTGTTAAATCTTTAAATTGTTGTGTTGTTTCTGGAAATCCCAATCCAGTTAACCAATTATGAATAGACATATAGTTTTCTAACTCTTCATCAACCAAAAATCTTAATGAAAAATCACCATATTGTAACTTATCACCAGGTACATCAATATCTTTTAGATATGATGGTTGTACCGAAGTTCCTAAAAGAATTTCTGGTATTCTAGCAGAATTGCTAAAAAAATTAACTTTTGGAGTTTTAGATATATTAAATTTAAATCCTACAGGTGATAAAAAATTTCTATTATCTATTTGATTATCTAATGGATTTCGAGCCATTTCTAACCTCCATTACCTCCACCGTTTCCACCATTTCCACCGTTACCACTGCCACCGTTGCCAGAACCGTTACCATTAGAACTGCCATTAGAGTTGTTTCCATTCTGTCCATTTTTATTATCCTCATCTGGTTCAAGGTATCCTCTACCACCTAAATGATATCCTCTTGGAATTTTCTTACATTTTTCATCATTAAAACACCAATATTGTCCACTTGGACATCTTTTTGATGCTGCCTCCTCAATAAATTTATTAAAATCTTTCATCAATCAATAATTAAATTGTACCACTGTTCACTCATACCCATTATAATGTTATCTGCAGATTCTGCATTTTCGGCATAACCTTCATCAATAAGATGCTTTACAATCTTACTATGACGTTCAACTGCCTCTTTGTATTGTTTAGGAGTGGGTTTCATGGTAATACTACTTTTATTTTTATTTATTCACTTACAACTGTAGCATTAGCCCACCACTTAGGTTGATAGGTAATTCCTAAACTTGTTGTTACAGTTGTATTTTTTTGAGCATTTGCATCTGCTTCATTAGAATATACTTTTCTTTTATCATATTCATTAGTCCACTGATTATCACCAGCATAATATTCAACACCATTTGTCGGTACAGCAGAACCTAAAATACTTTCTTTTTTAATGTGCCAAGGCATAATAGAACACAGATCTTCAATAATTTATTTAGACAAAAAAAGAGACCCCTGTGAAGGAGTCTCTTGATTAAAGGAAATATATCCTTCTATCTTACATAAGGTTTGCAACCTTAACACGACGATAGTACTGATTAGAGTTTCTACGTAGAACGCCAAGACCAGCAGTAGCACCTTGAGCAAATGGATTCTGAACGATTCCATAACGAGTCTTAAACCCGATTTTTGGTTGGAATGTGTTCTCTCCAACTGCACGAACCATCTGTAGTGGAACATATGGGCAGTAGAATAATCCAGCATCATAAGGTGATGTACCTTTGTAACCAATAGTGTAATACTGGTTAGCTTCTGCTCCACCTGCAGCAGAATAAGGATCGATGTATACTTTATACTTACCTTGTAAAGTACCAGCAAATGTATTACCAGTATCATCAACATTAAGGTTAGCATTAAGTGCAGGAGTGTAAT